CCGGAGGCTCATGATAGAGTAGTCCTGAATGCGGCTCACGATCGAGTAGGCGTTCTTACTTATATTATACCACTAGATGTCAGGTGTGAGCAATTTGTTATACCCTAGCGATCGCTATCTCCACCAACCTTAAAAATACACCACATCACAAACAGGAATGCGATAACCACTTGTATCATTTCTTTCTAGTTTCTTCCAACACCACAATCCTCTGCTGTAAAGCCTGTAGGTTTCTCTGCTGCATGTCTATCTGTTGAATGGTATCGAATGCCAACGCTTTAGCCTGTTCGACTGTTTTAATATCTTGTAAGTTCATTATTTCTTATCCTTTACTGGTTCAATTGGTGTTTCGATAGGAGCTTCCTTAACCTGCCGAGCTGTAGCCATCTGCTCCCTGAGTGTTGTCTGTTTCGAGTCTGAGGTAACGTCAGCTACTGGCACAACAGTTTCAAGTGCTGTACGGTTAGCTAGTTCCAAAGTGTCGTTTGATACTCGGTCTAGTAATTTGCAGGTTACGAAGTCTTCTACTGTAATACCTGAGTCCTCTGTCCAGCCGTGGTAGTTTGCAAAGTTAGTTGCTACTTCGTTTTTGAGGTTGATTTTAATTTGCATGGTTCTCCTTAGATTGACGTACTTGTTAATGCACCAGTGTTATCTATTGTTATTCTCCAGCGTGTACCGTTGGGTGATTTTAGGATTACGCCTTTGGTGGTGTCGGTGATTTCAACGTCAGTAGCGGTTGTAATAACAGGCGATGCCACAAGCCCTAAATTACTTAGGGCGGTGCCTATATCGCCTGATGGCCGTACTACAGGTGTAGCGTTATAAAAGCCGAGCTTCTGAGTGGTCGCTGTGCCAATCTTCGTACCAGTAACTGTGCCAAACTGGATGTTTGATGCATCTGATAATGCTAGACCGACTGAATAATCAGCACGGAACACACCTGCACGAACAGTGGCAAATGCTCCACCAGTAGTACCTAGATCGCTACCGTAATTTGAAGCGGATGCAAGGTGGCCCGTAAATGCAATTCGTCCTGCCGTACCCCCATCTAAATACGCTGTACTGTTTAGGTATAGACGGTTGGTATACATATTACCAAAGTAGTTACTTGAACCACCCAGATTTATAGTGTTTACCGCTGGAGTGATTGTTGTGCCAGTGGTTAGAATCCAGTTAGTTGCGTATTGATATATACTATTTGAATAGAACTGTAAATATCTTCTTTGTGCGCCAGCAGTATAACCATATATATCCGTAAAAGTTTGCTCACTTGATGGGGTGGCGTTCTCTAGTGTTGTTCGTATTTCTAATCCTATGAATGAAGTAGAACTTGTATTTTTGAACTCATCTTGTATATATATTTTTGCGTTGGCAGCGTTTTTGTGGTTGCCATATTTTATGGTCACATTATCTGTCGCTGGTGTGGTGGTGACAGTTAGTGGTGTAATGCTTGTGCCACCTGTCAAACTTGCCCCTGCAAACGTAGGACTAGCCCCTGTATGTATATCCTGTGGCAAGCTTAGTGTCGGATTGCCACTTACTCCATCACCATTCGTGACGGTGATTTGGTTAGTCGTGCCAGTGATAGTGCGTTGGGTAAATTTCCCATTCAGCGCCGTCTGCGTGGCGGTGCTAACAGGCTTATTTACGTCAGAAGTATTATCTACATTACTTAAGCCTACTTGTGTTTTGGTGACTGAGTGAGGGTTGGAGGTATTCGCTATATGTGTGTCTATTTGAGCATGAGTGTTCGTACCGATATTGGATAGAAGTGTGTGATCGGAAGGAGCATCAGAGCCAGGATCACCTTGTATTCCTTGAACTGGACCAAGCAATGTTATCGGAGTACTTGTCGACGTAAATGTAATCTGTTGTACAGGTTGTGGAGTAAATTGAAAGCTAGGCATAGCTAACTCCTCAAACCGACTGCAGGTTTAATTACTAAAGTCTCTGGTTTATATATGATAACAACACCGCTTGCAGTTTTAACTTGGACATCACAGACATACTCACCAGGTGTTATATCTGTTACTGAGCTACTCAATGTTAACTGTGTGATTCCAGCAGCAGCATCTGTATGAGATGTAATGTCCTGTGCGATAACTGCAGCACCATCGGTTACATCACTGTCATAATCAGGTTTCGCAGTAAAGTAAACTGTTGCACCAGTTAAATCCATACCTAGTGGCAACGGCTCGTCGTATGTTGCACCTCTGAAGATTGTTAGTTTAGCCATTTCATTTTTCCTTTTTTATGTTTTATTGACCTTGATACTGAGCAAGTACCTGTTGGACCATCGGATTTAATGGTGGAGCAACAGGAGCTTGTGGCATCGGTTGTGGTACTGGCATTTGTTCTGGCATAGGCTGTTGCATCTGTGGTTGCATACCGCCTTGTGCTATCTGTTCTGGTGGCATAGCAGCAGCTTGAGCCAACATAGCAGGATCTACACCACCTTGAGGTGCAGCTTCTTCTTCAGGTTGCTCAGCTTCAGGCATCTCTGTAAAGAATTCTTCCATACCTTCAATATCAGCAAGCGAGCCATATTTCGCAAAGATTTTGTCCCAGTCTGGAACACGACCAGTAAGTTCTTTGTACTGATCAAGAGCATTTGGCATCTTACCCATAAAGTTCAAGAAGTCGAGCATAGCAGATAGTTGTGCTTCTTTGGTCTTTTTAACAGTAGAGTTAGGGATCAATTCAAACTTGTACTCAAGTCCCTTGAAGGCTTTTGGATCTATCGTGAGTCGAGCCTGTTCACCGCTTTCAGACTTACGAATAGTCGCTATACCATTCTTATTAGTCGTTTTAAACATGTCAGCGAGGTCTTCGTGTCCAGCCTTGAGAATGTCGCCAATCTCAGATGCAAACATATCAAGTGGGATCTTGTTCTCAATAATAGGGATAAGAGAAAGCATACCGTCGATCAGTTCTTTTTCAGCTTGTTCGAGCAGTTCTCGGTCTTGGTTATCTCTAGTAGACTCACGCTGTTGCATCATCTTGAGTGCTTCAGGTGTCTTACCGAAGCCAGGGTCAGATGCACTTTCTTTATTAGCACGTGTGTCTGTTGTACCTGCAATAGACTGCAATGAGCCTTTTGTCTCACCTTTGGCGTTCTGGTAGGTAGATAGCCCAGCAGTTGAAGTCTCAAGTCGCTTAATGTCGTTGACGTTACCGTTCACTTCCCATATAGAGCCTGGTTCTTGGCTCATGGTGTGGCGGATAATCGTCTGTGCATTGGCTACAGTTGGTGGGAACAAGTTGATCTTGATACCTTCAAAGTAGAAGTTAGTCAAACCATCGTTTGCAAACTGCATTGGCATAGAGCGTTGGAAGTCACCAACATTGTAGAATGAGTCGAATGACGGAATACAAGGCTTGATAACAAAAGGAATACGCCCATTTTTGTGTGGGTTCTTAATGTTACGGATAACGCGGTAGCCATGATTAGGTAGGAATGAGATCCAGCGTCCCTTCTTACCAGCTTCGTAACGTGTCGCAATAATAATCTGCTTCGGGTCTGAAGTCTTTTCTTTCTGACCAAGTGTTTGTTGTGACTGATCAAACTCATCGTGTGCTTCTTTTAATGAGTCTTTAATCTCACGAATCACATTGAATTTCCAGCCAGAGATCTTATTAAGTGTCTTGTCTTCACTTTCTTCATCAAGAATGTCATCAAAGAATGAGTATGACTTTACCGCTAGGGCGTGTACATAGTCCATATCAGAGACAGAAAAGAAACCATCTTGAGGGATAAACATGCGAGGATTCCACAACCAGCAGTCAGGACCAAAGTAGCCTGAAGGAGTCATATTAAGATCGTAGTACATAGGCATATAACCATACTGTGAAGATCCGTACTGCCAGAGGAACATCTTTGTCTTGAATGGTCGTTGTGCGTTTGCGTTCGGGTAGATCCACTTCTGACGAAGTATGTCCATAAACAGCCCCTTACCCTTGTCCTTTTGACCAAATGCTTGCACTTCACCTTCAGGGAGTTGTCCAGCAACACGCGCTGCACGCTCAAGGTAGATTGTAGCAGTCATGTTATCTGTTATACCGCTAGTTGTTTCTCTTGAAACACTGTCGTATGTTTTACCCATGTGCATAGCTTCGTATGCATCAAAGTCAGTAATACTGTCGTCATGCGCGTCTTTGTCGTGCGAGTAGTCCTTATAGAGTGATTGCTCGAAGTCACCTAGCGTCTTCGGGTCAAACTTTTCTTTTTCTGCCATGTTTTTCCTTTTCGTTTTTTATGTGTGATTGCCTAGCTTCATTATATGCCAGTTCAGCTTCTTTTATTGTATCGTATAAACCTATATCTTTACGCCTAAAGGTGGCACGATACTTACCTTTACGAATCGTTACACCTTTTATCCCTGTTTTGTTATTCTTCGG